ATTATCAGTAAGATCAACGGATTTGTGAATGATCGCTCGGATGCAAATGGGCGTTCATTCATTCGCGTCAGCCAGCATTTTTTTGATATGCTGTATGTCAAGGTTGATCTTGAGATCATCGAAAAACTCGGAAGAGACTATGCCGCGATGGACCTTTACGTATATCTGGTTGACCGACAAGACAGAGCGAAAGACACAGTGGTGTTTAGATTCGAAGAACTCAGAAGCCATTTTGCCATCGGTGATAAGATCCCCAACTATAAAATGAAGCAAGACCTCAAGAAGTCTCTCAAAAAATTGAATGATATTGGGTTTCATTCTGGGTGCAAAATTGAGGATAACCTCATTTATATACCACCTCGAAAGAGATCATGAAAAGTTATCCACATTGCATTTTGAAGACCGTCGTATCTAGTAGCTATTCCGTCGTATCTAGTAGGTTTTACCGTCGTATCTAGTAGGTTTTACCGTCGTATCTAGTATAAGTGACCGTCGTATCTAGTAGCAACGTGACTGTCTAGCGGCTACAGTGGCGGCTACCCGGACGCCTCCTAGAGGTTTTTTCCTAGAGGTACCTAGAAGTTCCTAGAGGTGTGCCAGGGGAGAGTTTGAAATTTTCGAAAAATGGAAAGAAAAAGAGGAAATTGGAAAATGGATTTGATACCAAGAAATATTTTTAAACTCACAGATGCGGTGCGGCCTTTGATAGGTCCGTACAAAGGGAAAATCGCGTTTGTCGTCAAGAAAGAATTCATGGCAAATCAATGGTGGTACACTTGCTGGCGGTCTGACGATTCAGAGCACATCGATGAACTGCTGTTTACTGAATCTGAAATCGAGTTAGCGAAGAAGTGGAACCGAAGTTGAATAGTGTCCCACGACCTCGTAATTCAATTGTGCGTCTGCTGGATGTATCTAGGGTTTGCATTCTGGATGCACCACACCCCCCAGGAGCGGCCCGCAAAGAAGAAATCATTCTACCACACCCGGCAATGGCAAAACCTGCGCTACAGGGCGTTTAAAGCGTATGGGAGGCAATGCCATTTATGCCGGAGAACTCAAGTTGAGCTGCACGTTGACCATATAAAACCGCGTTCAAAATATCCCGCGCTTGCGCTAGACTTACGAAACCTACAAATTTTGTGCAGGGATTGCAATCTAGGGAAAGGGACGTCGGATGCTACACGCTGGAGTTCAAGGCGGAGATTTTAAGTGTTTGAAGTGCGAGAAAAGAGGTTACTATTCGTCGGGGATGTGCCTAAAATGTAGGCAAAAAGAGTGCAATCGATGCAAGGAAATGTTCACACCCATGCTCACAAGAACTGATCTCAGCCTTTGTGCTCTATGCAGAAGACTAAAAAGAGAAAGAGAAAGAAGAAAAAATGCTTGACGTTTATTTGGCCGCAGGTTTTTTTGCCCTAGTCGTTACTCAGTTTGTGTCGGCAATGTTTTTCTTGAAGATGTTTGCTTACCAGAGAGAGATTAACCGACTCTCGGGAGAGCAAATGGATCTGTTAAAAAAAATGATTGAAAAACCAGAGGGGATTAAAGAATGACGAGAGGAATTTACGCAAGCATTCTGTCAACGCAACTTGGAAAATTTGTTCTGCCGGTACTTGCAAATAGGATCTTAGGTAGCCCGATCAACGAGGCTGCATTCGTAGATTATGTCGTTAAAAATAACTTCACTTCAGTTACACTCTATGACTTAAATCATATCTTAGGAATTCCTGATTTAGAGAAGAAACTTGCGAAGTTCATTTTTAACTTGAGGATGAATGGCGTAGTCGAAATTAACGGTGCGGTAGCAGCAGAATTTCAAGTACTCTCAATGAAGCAGTTTAACTCTAAGTACCCAGCGAAATTCGACGGTATTATTACTGAAATGGAATTTTGGAACGGTTCAAATCAGGCAAACGACCTCATTGATTTAGCATTAGTGTTATTTAAGGCTAATGTTCTCGGATTTAATACCGCAGCATACATCGGATACATGGACCGAATTGCCACAATTGCTCAAGACCGCATCGCTGCGTTACTCGTTAAACTGTGTGACAAAATCCTGGTTCACGCCTATGTCAAAGATCCTGCTCAAGCAGTGGGATACATTCAATCGCGTGTGACTGCGCTGAAACTGATTAACCCTAATGTCGAAATTTGGCCGATTTTTAGCGTAGAAGGACCTGGAACCGCGACGGGTGATGAAATTTTCATGGGAGATTTCTGGAAGAAAAATCCTTCGTTTCAAAACGTCGAGAATCTCGTGCCGGGGTATTTAGGATACCAATGGTTCGAGTATGGAATCTTAAGAGCGTATTCGTGATATGTCTAAACTAACTCCAGAGAGAGAACAATTCCTTCGAAGTTATTTTTCTGGCAATGATCCCGATTCGAAAAAGGTGTCAGAACTGTTTGACGAAATCGATTCCCTCCGCCACTACGCCAAATCTTTCAATCGAAATTTCGCATTCATGAAGCAAGAGCTTGAAGAATGCGAGGCTAAGAATAGAAGCCTTGAATCTCAGCTTATGTTTGCGAACAATAATATAAGAGGTTTGCACGAAGAAGGTCAGAAATTAATTAAGGTCGTGGACGCTGCTAGAACAGTAACTAATAAGTCACTTAATGTCGATGACGTGAGTATTCATTTACTATGGGCTCGAATTCAAGAATTGGATGCTGATAAATGAGCAGAGATCTCCTCGATGAATTAGACAAGGCGTGTGATAAAATTACGAGCGAGATTCTATCTCTCAGGAATGAGAATCATGCGCTTCGAAACCGTTTGAATATCCTGACGCTTGATCCTCTTGCTGATAAGCTTCGACAGGACATTTTAAAATTGGAGAATGTGGTTGATGTTGCGAAGAAAATTAAAGTGTCTTTTGATTGTAATTTCCCCGCTTATCATAACGATCAATTGATAATGGAGCTGTTTCAAGCATTAAAAGATCTCGATACACCCAGTGGCAAGTGCGATCCGTACTACGGAGTAACTGTTTCTGAATCAGGCACTATTCACTCCGATTCGTGTGACGTTGATCCAGAAACTCTGACGTGGAAAAAGAGCATTGAGAAGTACGGTACAGCGAAGATTTGCTTCGAATGTTTGACGTCAATTGATTCAAAGAGAAGAAGAACTTGATTGACTTATTACTGACTTAAAAGCAATACTATCCGCTCATACTTGGAGCACCTGGCGGTTAAGCATATGTTACTTCGAAAGCCGCTGGGTGCCCTTTTGCAAAGGGGAAATGAAAATGAGCAATGAACAAAGTCAAGAAGTCGAGAAAGTGAAGAGACCGTTCTTTCACGCAATCATCAAGACCGTCTCCGGAGACGAAAGTCACATGCAGGAGTTGTCCGCGTTCTCAAAACGAGAACTGTACAAGAAGGTTAATGAACTGGGCGAGTGTGAAGTGATCGGTGCTTATAAAGGCAAAAAATTGACGGCAAAGAGAAAAACGTCGATTGCTTTTGAATAGTTTTTTTTGACTATCCCAAAAAACCCTGGAATACTAAAAGAGATCTTTCTTGCAAAGACATGGGTTGAGAGGCTGCCGTATTCTTCCGGTGGCCTCTTTTTTTGTGGCATGATGTAATAATGGAAAACGAAGAAGATAAAAGAAAAATGCCGAAATACCCCCCCAAAGAAAAGATGGGGAGACCTGTTGAACTCACTCCTGAAGTTCAAGAAATCATCGTCAAAAAACTCAAGCGCGGTAATTATTTCGAGACTGCTTGCTCTGCCGCTGGAATTAATCCCTCAACAGGATACCGATGGCTGAAGGCTGGATCGCGTGGAGAAGGTGATATTTTTGTCAACTTTTGCAAGGCAGTAGAAATCGCAGAAGCCGAGGCTGAAGATAATGATTTACTGGGCATTGAAGCTGCCGGACATGGGATGCCAGCCGTATTCTCACAGTCCGGTGAAGTGCTTCGAGCTGAAGTGAAACGGGATTGGAGAGCACTCGCCTGGAGACTTGAACGACGACATCCGAAACGCTGGGGATACACTCAGAAGAATGAAGTGACAGGCAAAGACGGTGGGCCTCTGACGTTCGTAGAGTTTATTAAAGCTGCCGAAGAATCCAAGAAAGAAGAAGAGTAAAACAGTAAACAATATTTACAATACGATCATTTTTTTTTATACTCGGATACATGGAAATACCTCTCACTCAACGACTTGTAGCTGTAATTGACGATGAGGATTTTAAAAAAATATCCAAGTACAAGTGGTGTGCTAAGGAATCAAATGGGAAAAAATTCTATGCGGTCAGCTACTCTGGTGGAGGTAGAAAAAACCCTACCTTGGTTCGAATGCACAATGTGATTGCAAGCCCCCCTGAAGGATACGTTGTTGACCACGTGAACGGAAATTCGCTCGACAACAGAAAAGAAAACCTTAGAATCTGCACTCAAACGCAGAACTGCTATAACTCCAGAGCAAAAAAAGGAAGGTCGAAATTCAAGGGCGTATCAAAACACGCCAACACAAAAAAATGGCGAGCATACATTGCTGTAAAAAGAAAACAGATCCATCTAGGGTTTTTCGAAAAAGAAGTTGACGCAGCTGTAGCCTATAATAACGCTGCTAGGGAATATTTTGGAGAACACGCAAAACTTAACCGAATATAGCCTTGCAGAAAAATGCAGAAAAGATGCTCTATACCATATCAAAATGGTCCAAGGCGTATCGACAATGCTACCATTTCAGCAGAAGGTAGCAGAATCAGTAGCAAAACATGAACGGACTGTTGTTGCCTCCGCTCACGACCTAGGAAAAACCTGGACAGCAGCTAAAATAGTACTCTGGTTCACGTCCTCATTCCCTGGAGCAAAGGTGATCACGACCGCACCGACTTTCAAGCAAGTCAAGATGCTCCTTTGGTCTGAGATTAGAAAAGGGTATGAAAAAGCTAAGTATCCATTGGGCGGTACGATGATGCAAACTGGATGGAGGATCGCTGATGATTGGTTTGCGATTGGTTACACCGCCAGTCCCGGCAGCGGATCAGGTGAAGAGCAAGGTTCGGCAAGTTCGTTCCAAGGCTTTCATGGTGACTATATCCTCGTGATTTTCGATGAGGCGACAGGCATTCAGAAACCCATCTGGGTGCAGATGGAAGGGTTGATGACTTCTGCTCGCGTACGATTTTTGGGCATCGGAAACCCGACGACAAGAGACTGCGAGTTCTATAAATGTTTCTCTGATCCCTCGTACCACAAGATTTATTTGAATTGCTTCGACAGCCCGAACTTCGCGGCAAATGGGTTGAGAACGAAAGAGCATTTGAGATCCGAGCTCGAGCACATTCAAAATCTCAGTCAAGCCGATCAAGAAGTCGCACTCGGTGCGTTCACAGTAGTTGACCTGAATCTTTTGACTGTTCGATGGGTAATGAGAATGGCCCTTCGCCTTGGCCTAGATCATCCCTTGGTGCTCTCGAAAGCCTTGGGAGAGTTCCCTGAAGAGGGAGAATACACACTCTTTCCTATGTCGATGGTGCAGAAGGCTATTTACCGAACGGAAACCTACGATGAAAATTCTCGAGTGTCGATCGGAGTTGATGTCGCTCGCTTCGGTACTGACAAAACAGTGATCACGCGATTTCATGGTGAGCAACAAACGCTCAAAAAAACGTTCTCGCGCAGAGATACAACGGAGACGACCGGAGAGGTTGTTCGAATTCTTAAGGATGAAAAGTCAAAGGATGTCCACATTGCCGTTGATGCGACAGGGGTGGGAGGTGGAGTAGTTGACCAACTTCGTTCATTACAAGATACGAACGATTTTCCCCGGTATATTGAGGTAAGAGAGGTCCATTTCGGAGCTGCTGCTGGAGAGAAAGATGATGCTGAAGCTCAGAAATATGTCAACCTCAAGTCTAGAATCTTTATTGAACTCTCGAATGATTTGAAATCCGATCTCGCCCTGATGAATGAGGACATTTATCTTGAGGAAATGCCGACTATACAATACAGGTTTGATAAACAAGGACGATGGTTGATCGAATCGAAAGACGAGTACAAAGCGAGAACTGGGAGATCTAGTCCAGACAGCAGTGATTCTCTGGCACTTGCGAACTATGCGCGATACGATGCCTTTAACGTGGGTGAATTTACGAGTAGAATGGCAAAGAGACCATCCTCCACGAACGTTCCGTACAGGAGAAATACAAAGGCATGGTAACGAAAAATCCGTTGTTGAGGATCGCTAGTAGAATTCTATTAGGTCAGTTTGAAAACAGGCAGGTATCGTTACCTCCGCTGCAAATCCCTAATCCTTCTGCGACACCGACGCAGGTGACAGCACCGATACCAGGACAGTCGCCTTTGAGCGGAATTATCCCATCCACGAGAACAAGCAGAGGCAATCCTCACACGAGTTCAATCGGTTCTTATGGCAGCATTTCGTACTACGGTTATCCTGCTGAAGAGTATTTGTCGGAGTTACGTTCTCCGAGAAAACGAGCAGACCTTTACGATGAGATGAGACGATCTGACTACCAGATTAAGATGTGTCTGAAGGCCGTGAAAAATCCGATCAAGAGTGCGACGTGGGAGGTTCAACCCGCAGATGATTCTGAGGATGCGAAACTTGACGCTGAGTTAATCGAGCAGATCCTATTCCATGATCTCGATATGGACTGGACGCAGCAACTCGGGGAGATCCTGACGTTCATTGATTTCGGGTTCAGTGCTTTCGAAATCACTGACAAGGTAGTATTCGACCATCCAAAATTTGGAACATACAACGCCATTCAGTCGCTCGGTTTCCGCAGTCAAAGGACTATCGAAAGATTTAACCTTGACTACGCAACGGGAAGACTTGCATCGGTCACTCAGTATAGTTTTGGAGACTTGTACAAAACAGTAGATATCCCCGCAGAATTCTTGATTCTGTTCAGTCTCGACCAGGAGGGTTCGAACTATGAGGGTGTTTCTGCCTTGCGATCCTGTTACGGATGTTGGTTGAGAAAAGACACGTACATGAAATTGAACGCGATGGGCATCGAGAAGTACGCGATCCCGACGCCGATGGCTGAAATCCCAGCTGGCAAAGAGAACAGCGATCAGTACAAAAATCTGATAGATTCCTTGCAAGATTACACTACTCATCAATCCGCCTATTTGACGTTCCCAGCAGGGTGGAAGATTAGTTTAAATAATAATTCTTATGATCCATCAAAGGTAGAAACTTCGATCGATTCTGAAGATAAAAGAATGGTGAAAGCGTTCCTCGCGAACTTCTTAGAACTCGGAATGAATTCTGTCGGGAGTTTCGCAATGAGCAGTACTTTCCAAGAGTTTTTTGTCTCGGGGATTGAGCACATCGCGAATGAAATAGAGTCAAAATTCAATCGCATGGTGATCCCTCGCCTCATTCAAATGAACCGTGGGCCACGAGATGCGTATCCAAAACTTGCTCATTCAGGAGTGAGTGACAAGGCAGGTAAAGAATTTGCTGAGGTGATGAAGTACTTTGTCGATGCACAGGTAGTTGTTCCAGATGATCCATTGGAAGACAGCATTAGAAAACGATATAAGTTGCCTATTAAATCCGAAGTTGGCAGACGTTTCGTTCAGGCCAAGGGCGTGGACATACCAGCAAATGGTCCAGGCCAAACTTCGACGAGTTTGTTTGCCGAGAGGATCCGACTTGCTGAGGCAAGGAGACAGAAAATCAAAGGAGAATCACATGGGGGTCTGGAAACAGGGTGAGTTCTTTTGTCAGCGTTGTTCGAAGAAATTTATAGGTGATGTCGGTGCAGAAACCTGCCCTTGGTGTGCAAGTACCGCAATCATTCTGCAAGGTGTCGTTACGTTAGGAATTGCGAAGGGGAACGAGAATGAAAAAGAAGAAAGTCAGGATCGACAAGCACATGGTGGAGGCGGCGAAGGCCCTCGCAGACGTTATGCGAGACGACTTGACATTGATGGCTAACGCGATGATCAAACAGATCATGGGCAAGTGCAGAAGGCTGACCGATTCAAAGAAACTGACCGCCCTGAAAGGAGTTCAGTTGTCGGGAATATCAGACTATAAAAGTTTGGTAAAAACAGGTCTAGCCGTGATCGCGACCGATGCAATCGACCAGGTGAGGAAAGAAATCCCCAAGGCAAAGAATGTGAAGCTCCACGAATATACTGATTCGGTAATGTTTGGTGAGTTCGAGCTTCTGCCTCCCGACCTGCAAAGGAAAATACAGAACCAAATGAATCTGCTTGTCGGGAAACAGGTGGGCGATCTCCAGAAAGTGATCGAGTTTGCGTACACGAACGCAGTCGATGAAACCGATTCGAACGATCTCATCCAGAAAGACCTTCAAGATAGTGCTCTTGGATGGCTGACTGGAACTTCTGTTGATTTGGGAGCTGACCTTGCTGCTTCGACCATTATTAATTCCGCGAGAAACGCGTTCTTCATGGATGAGGAGGTGTCCAATCAATTGGATGCACTCCAATTCACGAACGGAGATCCTGTCACGGAGGTTTGTCAAGACCTTGACGGTACGATTTTCGATCAAGATGATCCTGAAGCTGACCGATACTATCCTCCGCTCCACTGGCGCTGCAAATCGTATCTGGTGCCTATTTTGAAGGGCGATTTAGGTGATCGAGATATTGAAAAGCTCAAACCTTCTGATTCTTCACTCGATGATCAGGTTGAGTTCTCCGAGAGAAAAAAACTGAGATGTGGGTGTAGCATCAGCTAAAAGAGTTGACTAATTGCATCCCAGGCGTCAGCATGGGACTATGCAGAAACAGTTCAAAAAAGCACCTCTCAGAGCTGCTCCAATTCGCTTAAGCGACAAAGATGGAGGAGTTCAGAAGTCTATCCAGGTAATGAGAATCGGCACGTTCCATCACCCCAAATTAGGTGAAGTGGATATTACTGCTGATGATCTACGTTCAATGGTCAAAAACTTCTCAGACAAGGTACGTGGGATCGACCTCGCGATTGACTACGCTCACGAAAGCGAAAGTATCGCTGCGGGCTGGTTTAAAAGCGTTGAGCTCCAAAACGGTGACACCGAATTGTGGGCTGAGATTGACTGGACCGCGAAAGGTAGCCAAGTACTTTCCGAGAAAGAATACCGATACGTCTCCGCTGATTTTATTTTTAATTACATCGATAATGAAACTTTAAAAGAGTATGGGCCGACACTCTTGGGTGCTGGTCTAACGAACCGTCCGGTGATCAAGAGAATGGAACCAGCGGTTGAACTATCCGAAGGAAGAGGGAAACAAATGAGCAAAACAGGAAAGAGCATCACTCTTGATGAACTCGACGACAAGGTTACTGATCTTGTAAATCAAATGGCCGCACTCGTAAAACAGATCCAAGACGCACAAGGTAAGGATGCTGCAAACGAAGGCGGAGAAGGCGACGCACCTAAAAACGGAGAAGACGATATGGCTGAAGGCGCAGCAAATAAAAAAGAAGTTGCTGATCTTGCAAGTAAACACGATGCATTGCAAAAATCTCACGATGCTCTCAAAGAACAAGTCGGCAAGTCTGCTGGCGATGCAAAAATGGCTGAAAAGAAAGTATCTTTCGACAAGCTGCTTTCAGAAGGTAAAGCTGTCGAGGCGCAGAGACAACCGTTCATGGATGGCGATATGATTAAGTTCTCGGAACTTCATAAGCCAATGAACTCAAACAATCATGGTCACGGTGGAAGCCCAGCGGGGTCTTCTGCACGTCCTGATATTCAATCTGCACAAGAAGAAGTTCTCAAACTCGCAAAGGTTCGACTTTCAGAGGGCAAGAGTAAGAGTTTTTCTGATGCTGTTCAAACTGTACTTTCAGCGAATTCTGAACTCCGTATTAAGTACGAATCTATGCTTGCGTAATGTTTCTAGAAAAATTTTCAAACCGTTAGGGGGATTTTAAAATGTCTACTTCGTTTAAACCGTCAATTCAGATCTATCGAGCTGACGGTGTGATTGCAAAGGGTATGGCTGTAAAAGCTGGTAGTGATTCTCAACACGTTGCTGCTGCTACTGGCAAAACTGACAAGATCATAGGAATTGCTCAGAATGCTGCTGCTGCAATTGATGATCAGGTTGAAGTCGCGTTACCAGGTGGCGGAGGCAAAGGTCTTGCTGGTGGAACGATTCTTTTCGGTGATGCTCTGACATCAGACAATAGCACCGGGAAACTCGTAGCAACAACAACTGCTGGTGATCATGTGATTGCCACTGCGATGGATGGTGCCGTTGTTGGTGATGTCTTCAGCCTTCATGTGAATCGTTACAATTACAGCTAAATCTCAAGATGAGATGAAGCAAATCCGAGAGACAATTAGAGGAGATTTTTTAAAATGTCACAATTAAAACCGATAGTAGACCTTCTCTTAACTGAGACAAGTTCTGCTTATATCCCTGAAGGATTTTTATCCGACACACTATTCCCTTTGATCACGTCGAAGAACTCGACAGGTAAATTGGGTAAGTACGGAATGGACTACTTGAGAATTGAAAACTCTCTCAAGGGAGGCCGTGGTTCTTATCGTCGAATTGAACCGATCACTCGTAACACTTCTGGCTTTACGATTGAAGGTCACGGTCTTGAAGACATCGTAACGAAAGAAGATTACGCAAACGTTGAGTTGCCATTCAAAGCAGAAGAAGATTCTGTTCTGGGCGTCAGCACGACGTTGTGGGTTGAAAAGGAATCAATCGTTGCAACTGCTCTGGGCAGTACTTCGGTGATGACGCAAAATACAACTCTTGCTGGAACCGCGCAGTTCAGCGACTACAATAACTCCGATCCTTTGTCGAAGTTTTTAGCTGCACGAAAAGCAATTCGTAGCGGTTGTGGAACGCCTCCGAACGTTGCAATTATGGACTGGGACGTGATTAATGTCCTGCGTTTCCATCCTCAAATGCTGGATGCCCTCGGATTTAAATGGGCTACTCCAGGTGGATTGTCTCCCGATCAACTTGCTGTTGCTCTCGGTGTAGATAAGTTGTTAATTGCGAAAGCATCGTACAACACTGCTAAAGAAGGCCAGACTGATGCGCTCGGTCCTATCTGGGGTAAGCACATTATTTTCGCTGTGTTGCCAGACAAGGCCGTTCCATATCAGACAAGTCTTGGTTACATGGTCCGATATGAAGGAGACACCCCACGAAAGGTGTACAAGCAACCGAACTTCAATCCTCCAGGTTCTACGTTGGTGTTGGTTGAAGATAATTACGATTCGTTGATTTCTAATACGGGTGCAGGATATCTCATCGCAAACGCAATCGCTTAATTTGTAATTGAGCTGACATAGCAAAGGGGAGACTGAATAAAAACAGTCTCCCCTAGTGTGTTTAAGGGGAAAATAAAAATGAAAGAGTTTAAAGGTTGGTTAGGTATTGCATGCATGTTCCTGGTGACTGGAGGCGCTGCATACGCTTCGATTAAGCCCTATTACCAGGATATCAAATTACCGACGCAGCAAATGATTGAGCATCAAACGATTGCGTCCCCCACTCCTGTTGCCACAGGTGTTCCGAGTGAATTGCTCTCTGGTGTAGCTGGACCGACTTCTGGCGCTGCTACAAGCATCACCTCATTCTCAGGACAGCCTGATGTCGCACGAAACGTTGTGCTGACAACCGGAGGTACTGCAAACGATATTAACGCGTCTACCGTAGTCGTAAGTGGAACGAACATTTTCGGAAAAGCCATCAGCGAAAATTTTGGGATCACTCTGCATCAAGCAGGAGCAACGACAGGAGCGAAAGCATTTGCGACTATTACTAGCGTTGCATTTCCGTTGAATGCTGAAGGCGGTAGTTTCGGAGGTACGTGGAGTTTAGGACTGGGCAGTAAGCTTGGATTGAAACGTTGCATGGCCGCTGCCGGTTACTTCATGCACTCTAATCTGAACGGTGTGAAAGAGGCGACTGCTGCAACGATTGCTGCAAGCGCAAGTGCAGTTGAAAGCAATACAGCACAGCTCAATAGCGCGCTAAACAACACGAACGTAGATCTGTTCTTCATGCAGAACTACCAATGTTTTCCATAGTCGAAAAGGAATAGAAAATGGCTTATATAGCACTAAAAAACTTTCACGCTGACAAATTGCAATTTAAAACAGGCGAAACTCTCACAGATAAAGATGTCGCTGAGATTAAGAATTTAATGCCTGAATTAGAAAGCAATGGATGTGTGAGCAAAGAACCCGAACAAGAAAAGAGTAAAAAAGGAAAAGCTGACAAACCAGTTACTCCTCCAGTTACTCCTCCAGTTACTCCTCCAGTTACTCCTCCTGCTACGGGTGTTGATAGTCCAGATGGTTCTAACGAAAAGAAACCAGAATAAGGATATAAAATGGCGTCGGTCTATGCACAGATTGTGGATATTGAAGCAGAGTATAAGTCTTTCACGGTATCGAGCAACACCGCGATAAACTCGACAAAGCTTCAGTCGTTTCTCGATCAGGCCGACGCCGAAATTAATTCTTATATTGGAATGAAATACACGTTGCCTTTGACTGGAGCGGAAACTCTGAACATGATGAAGCAGGTTGCTGTTTGGATTGTCAAAGACAGACTTGATCCCATCCTTGCCCTCAAAGGTCCGACGATGGACGTTGTGCAAAATGGAAAGTCCCCTCAGTCAACCCGAGACAAAGCAATTTCGATGCTGAAAGATATTCGTGACGGCAAACTTCTGCTGAGACAAGAAGTAACGGCCACTCCTGCTGACGGTGTGAGATCGTACAATAATGACAATTCAATCACGCCATTCTTTCAGAGAAACGTAAAGCAGTGGTGAAATGTCAGATCAGATTGCCTATGAAATAGATGCAGGAAAACAGTTTCAAAAAGCCATTGACGACGCTCTTAAGAAGGTGAACGACCTGACAATTCCATTCACGCTCATTACGAAGAGCTGGTTCAAAGGAAATTCGTTCATTTTTGACTTGAAAGGACCGGGGAAATATACCGACCTTGCTCCTGACAGCGGAATGTCAAAATACAATTACAAAGCAAGAAAAATGAAAATGGTTGGGTTTGTTTACCCGATCTTGAAACTGTTCGGTGTTCTTGAAAGTTCACTGACAGAACCAGGTGATTCTAATGCAATTGCCGTGATCACAAACGGCACTACGTTGACGCTTGGAACGAAGGTGCCCTATGCACAGTACCTTCACACAGGAACGAAACACATGCCAATGCGCCCGGTAATTATCATCGGTGCGGAACAATCTGGTCCAATCGATCCGAATAACCGACAGCAAGCGTGGATTGCTCAGATTCAAGACTATGTTTTGAAGGCATCTGCGAATGTTGGAACAGTGAGGTCAACTTAAAGTGATTAAATACGATGTCGAACAATTCCTTGTAGACCTCTCAACTATTTTGGCGACGTACTTGAATGCTAAGTTGATCGAGATCGACAACGATAAGAACGACGGTCTTTCAAGTAAAGCAATCGATTCGAATGCAATCTTTACCTTGTCGCTCGATCAAGAAGTGGTGAATTACGATCCTTTCATTTTGATCGGCCTCGATATTCAGTCCATCAGTATGCCATCGGCAAGTGCAGACAAACTCAGTATCCCCATCATGCTTGTGATCGAAGATTCAGGAGATTCTGACATCAAGAAACGAATTCTTAGATACATGAGAGCACTTAAAGAAGTGTTCGAAGAAAACTTTGCAAGTCTTTCAATTCCGAGTAACCTAGAAATACAAAGTCTAATTCCGGTTGAGTTTAAGAAGGTGAATAGTTCTGCGCTCTGTAGGGTTGTGGGCATCCTTCTGAAAGCAACACTACCATAAGGGGGAAAGTGTGGGAAAAACTACCATCAATGATCTTTCGACAGGGGATGCTGTTGAAATCGAACAGAACGAGTTCATTGCAAAAAAGGATTTCGTGATTTGTCAGAACGAACATTTTCACGAAATAAAGGCTGGGGATGATTTGAGTAAGATACCCGAAAAGTTTCACGCCAATTTAAAAACAGAGGGAGTCCTCTAAAACGAGGAGATAAGGGGAAAATAGTATGAGTTTAGGTACGCCAAGAGCAATTTATGGTGTCAACTCGGTTACTCCATACAGTCGTGTGGATGGTACCCCATATGGTACGGTGAAAGTGGTAGAAGATTCGAGTATTAATCTATCCACCAGCCTTGTGGAGTTGACAGGTGGTTCTCAGAAATATCCGTGGGCTGTTGAAGAAGGATTAATGAAGGCCGAAATGTCTTTGAAGTTAGGCGCATGGCCTGACTTTGTTTATCAGTTATTCCTCGGCCTTGCTCCCACCGAAAATGGGGGTGATGCTCTCGGAAACTGTTCTGCACTTGTAAATAAAAAAGGTACGTCGATGGTTGCGGCCACTGGCCTTGCAAGTATTGGTATCAAAACCGGATCTGAAACTAGCTTGAAATTCGGTAAGTATGTTTTGGTAGCTGCTAGCGCGACTACTGTAAACGTTTACTTCATGTCCGATACCGATATCTACAGAGGTTCAGCGGGTGCGTATCAAGATGATACCCTGAAAGTTACCGTTTCCGCGTTGACGATCACGGCAGCAACGCCAACGGATATCCCTAATTTCGGGTTAACACTGACTGGTGGTGCTGGAACGATTGCAATGGTTGTGGGTGATACCGCGACATTCATGGTTCGTCCTAAAAATACGAAGTCGATGTCTGTTGATATCGGTGGAAACGCATCTCAAGTATTCCCTGAGTTCGGTTGTATTGTGATGGCGAACAAGAGAAACACAGGCGAGATGTATGAAGTCGATTGCTATCGATGCAAGGGATCAGGAAGCCATTTAGGTTTCACGATGGACGCTTGGGCAAAGAACGATATCAAAATCATGCTGATGTATGATGATCAACTGGATAAGGTGTTGTCGATCAGACATGTCACCCCATTGACTGTTAACTGATTGAGTTTACAGATTGTGAGCTTGAAGGCAGAACTAAACCTTAGTTCTGCCTTTTTTTTTAGAATGAATGAACTCTCTCTCGAATGTCTCCACTGCTCTGCGAATCAATTTGCTTATGCTGCCCGCTGAGTAGATCTGAGCAAGTGCTCGAATTCGATTCTTTTCTCGCTGGGTGCATCTGAATTCTACCTTCACATTCAGTCTTGTATCGATCAAGTGAACCGATTGCCCGAGAGAAAGTTCTGTCGTGCGTCCTTGTCGGTACAAATGAAAACAATTAAGGCAGGTAGAATCCACAGAGGCGAAGTGATCACCAAAAAAACGTTACTGACTATACCTAATAGATTTGTCATGACAAAGAATATTTCACGTTTTTAATTGAAAGTGAATAGAATTTAGGTTCAAACTAGAAGCATGTCACGAATCAACATAAGAGAACTTATACCACAGGAATGTGCCTTTAGACTGTCAGGATGCGAGGGGCGAGAGTTCGTAATTCGTCCGATTAATGTCTCAGATGAACTCTGGATACAGGAAATGTTTGGTGAAAGTTTCGATAAAATTTTCTCGCCCAACAGGTTACGAGATTTGTGTCGGGTGATTTTCCACCAGATGACTGACGAGGATAAGAAATTCTTTTCGTCAAAAAATGTCGAGATTGTCAATGAAGAAGGTGATTCTAGTACGTTGAAATTAGGCGGCTATAGACTCATGATGGCGTATGCCCAAGGAATGAGAGACAAAGTTATCTTAGCCGAGGCACTCATGGAATCGATGGGTTTCACGAAAGAAGTCAGAGACGCGATCGCTAAAGCCAGCGATCCTGAAGAAAAAAAAACATCGTCGCCTCCACCAGCATCGACTACCGATGGGCCTTTGACCTCCTCTCAGCCGAGTACGGATGGACTACAGAATACATCCTCTCTAGAACCCGAAGAGAAATCGGATGGCGTCTCAAAGCCATCGTCGATCGAATCAATCGAGATCGAGCGTTTACCGCTAGTATCAATGGACGAGAAATTGAGGTTCGAAAATTTGCACAGTCTGACGAGGGAAGCGATGAATTAACTCCCGAGCAAAGAGAGTTATCCGACAAAGCAATGTTGGATGCCATAGAGAGAAAAAAGAGAGAGTGGGCGAGTAAAAATGGCGGCTGATTTAGTTATAAAAATTTCAGGCGATATTAAAAACTTCGAGGCTGCTCTTGAAGGTGTCAAATCACAGACGGAAGGTCTGCATGGTGGATTTTCTGAACTAGGGTTAGCGTCGGGCGCAGTGTTTGCCGCTATGTCTGCTGAGATTTTCGAATCAGTCAAGGCGTTTGGAGAGAGTGAACAGGCAACTAACCTATTGACGAATGCCATGCAAAACCAGGGCATCTATAGCGATGAACTGGTTCAGTCGTATAAAGAATATGCCGAGGAAATCTCTAAAACAACAGGCATAGACAAAGATAAAATTATTCAGACGGAATCAACTGTTCAAGCGATGATCGGTCAGACCGCTGTAACAGAAGACTTAATGAAAGCGATCACAGATCTTTCTGCTGCGAAAGGAATGGACCTTCAGTCTACAGCAACTCTGATCAGCAAAGGGATTGATGGGCAGACCACCGCATTGAAACGACTTGGAATTACGATTGACGAAGGTTTGACAAAGCAGCAACGTCTCGATGCAATCACTCAGCAAATCACGCTCCATTTCGGTGGACAAGCAGAGCAAATGAATCAAGGTATCGGTTCGATCAAGGGAATGAATACTGCGTTTGATGAAATGCAGAAGGCGATCGGTGAACGGTTTGCGCCTACGATTGTTCAAGTAATTCATTACTTCACCGAGATGTTCAACACTATTTCGGAGAACCCTGTTTTAATTGATCTGATCACGACAATTATTGCTGGAACCGTTGCTGTGTCGGGACTTGTATTAGCGATGATCGCTGGAGCAGGTGCCGTTCACAAAATCTCTGAGGCGATGACAATTGCCAAAGAAGTGATGACTGCATTACACCTCTCGACGAATCTCTTGGTGGGTGCCACAGGGTTAGGCGCTCTTGTACTGCTGGGATACGAAATTTACTCCAACTGGGGTAGCATTTGGCCGAAGATGCAGCAGATCTATACTGCGTTTGTATCGTACATTTCTGAGTTGAGTTCAGGCCTTGGAGAAATGTTGTCTGGAATATTCCATCTTGACACTGATAAAATATCAGAAGGATTTGGGCATGTAAAAGATACCGTGAGCAAGGGGATGAATGCCGCTGTAGATGAAGTCAAGCAAGGAGTGACGAATGTAAAGGATTGGATTTCGAGCATGAATTCTTTACCCGTGGTGACTGTACCTAAAGTGCATCACGAGCAAGATCCGTTCAAACTTGCCGCAGCAAACAAAGAAGCCCATGAGCGTATTGCTATTGAAACGTGGAAAAATCAAGAGCTTGAAATTCAAAGAAAGTTGATGCTTGAAAAAGAAGACGGTGCCTCCACTGAGTTGATCGACATTCACACGAAAGAGGCTGCAATCCTCAAGCAACTTCAAGATACTAAAAACAAGTCCATTCGCGCCAGCTTGATTGAACACTTGGCAATGTACAAGCGAATTGAAGAAGATGCTGACGATGATAATTTAGAACAGGAAAGCAAATTCAATAACCAAGTTCTCGCCAAGAACAAACAGTTTCAAAGCATGACTGAGAACCAACAGCAAGCATTTTTATCTACTCAAGGAAATAAGCTGAAACAGTCCATGCAAACTGAAGAAATGGCTACACAGCAGTTCACGATGAAGAAGATTCAAGAACAGGTTCAAGAGAATAATACTTTCCTTGCTAACCAGCAAGAATTCGGAACCGAGTATGCCGCTGTTTACCAGGCGATGCACAGTGCCGTGATCACTGGCACCTCCAGTGCCTTTGCCCAGATGCAGAGCATGCAAAGCAGTCACAACGAAGTTCTTAGAACGATAGGTAAAGCTGCCGCTATCGCACAGATCACGATGTCAACAGCAAATGCTGCGATGGCCGCCATTGCTGGATTTAGTTCTCTTGGGCCTTGGGGTGTCCCAATTGGTTTTGCTGCTGCTGGTGCCATCGTAGCGTATGGAGCAGAGCAGATTGGACAAGTCTTAGGAATGGCTGAAGGGGGACTTGTCTACGGTGGCATAGAGGGTAAAGACAGCGTTCCCATGATGGCGATGCCAGGCGAGCTTGTTGTTCCTAAACAAAACTTCGAAGAGGTCGTGAGTTCTGTTTCAAATAAACGATCTGATTCCTCTGGTGACGGTTCTCACTCAGCAGACGGAGGATACGCTCATGTCGAGATTAGTTTGAAAAATAACCTGATGGATTTTATCGAGACGAAACTTGTTCAGCGTAAACGAATGAAACTTTCTGTTCAGGGGTTATTCTAATGAGCTATGCAACAATGAATCAGTTGATGTTTTATAAGAAGAACAAGGCTGACTACGGTTTCTCGACAAACGTTGCAAGCGCAAGTGAAAGCTCTGGTACAGCACTGAATGTAATGGACCGTCAAAATGATACTGCCTGGCAGACCACTGGTTCTGTAGACGCAAATAATACCACGTTGACAATTGACTTCGGTGGGACCAGTCAAAACATTGACGAGATCATTCTACTGAATCATAATTTTTTGAACTTTAGAATTGAATACTGGGATGGCGTCTCTTCGTGGATCACGCTAAATTTCGCGCAAAATCCGTTGACTGCACCTAGTGTTTTAACACCCATTGATACGGCCTATACCAGCGGTCTAGTCTATCTGAACAACTATGTGACAGGTTATTCTACGTACACTCTTGGAGCTGAATACAATTCGAGATTCATCCTTGGGCCGGTTGGTTACTACTATAATAAAATTTTCAAGTTAAGAATTACCGTACTTGGAACTATTGTCGCGAACTCCGACAAGCAATTGTATCAATTCTTAGCTCTTGAACTGATGGGACAATTGAACGGATGGCCCGTTATTAAAAAACCCACTCACAGTAAAAATAGACAAATGCTGTCGATGATGTCTGGAAAATCATACATTGTTGAAAACAAGGGAGGATACTCCGCATCCTTGCAATTCAAAAATTGGACGAACAACGCAGATCTAACCCTAGTTGAGACGCTTTATAATTGGGGAGAAGGATTTTTGATTTGGCCATGTGGTGGAAATCCCAGTTACTTTAAAACGATTCGTCACGGGTATAGATTTAAGGACTTTTACCTCTGCGCTTGTTCAAATGAATACATTCCTGAGTACGTTGCTGGCGTCTACCAGATGCCACTCCAATTTCAGATGGATTTACAGGAAGTAACCACATGAGATCGAGGTGGCATATTTACATCAGACCTGTCAACACTGGTGGATTTCAGTTCAAGTTTGACGGTACCGGATACATTGAAGTGACCAGCGACGTTATCATGACAAGCATTGGCGATGTCGTGCAAGCTCTCGATAATACTGAATTCGATGTCGGTTTGTTTCGAATGCAGAACTTTACGTTCTCCATTTTAAATTATGCTGGCAGGTACAGTGATCCTTTCACTCAAGCTGTTGGGAGTGCTTCGATATTTAACACAGGAGTAAGCAGAGCTTATTCGCAGGTGAAATTAACTTGGGAAGAAGAATATCCTGATCCAATAGCAGGAATTTCGACAGCATCGAATAATTTTTTGTCGTCCGAGCAAACCGTATTTGAAGGACTTATTGACGATTCAGCAACACTGTTTGATCCTGTAACCAGAACGCTCACATTTACAGTACTTGGGCTTGAAAGTTTGTTTAGTTTGAATCAACCTCTGCCTCTAGTGAATGGAACGATCAGCAGTATTTTAATGCTGGCAATGATTAACCGAACACCAGCAAGTAGCTATTTGACGATTAGTGCGACAAACTTCACGTACAAAACTACGTCACCTCTTTTAGATCCTGGGACAGACGATGTATCAACGCTTCAGACATTGAATGGACTTGACTGCATCTCAGGGTATTTGCCAAGTGTAAACGCTGTACTGTACATTAGAAATTACGTTGTTTTTATTACGAATAGATCGGCTACCGCAAACCCTACAATTTACCTCAGAGGCCAAGGATCGTCAGCCGGTCCTGAGAATATCTTGTTGATTGAAAATGTTACGTTCGGTTTGTCAAAACTATTCAACTATGTCCAGTGGAGTGGAACCAGTCCCCAGATTGCCAAGGACACCACGTCCATTTCTACCTTCGGATGTAAGACAAAAACTATATCCTATGCCTGGTTTACTAATTCAACTACGCAAGGTAACATTGTTACTACGATCAAGAATGAATTCTATTTGCCCCAAATTGAGATGGATGTAACGACACCTCTGAACTTTACCTCTGTCGCTGTTAACCTTCTTGATCAGGTGTATTTAGATTTACCTGACTTAAGTACAGCGAATAATACGGCAGGAGTGAGCAGGTACTACTCGCAAATGTATTTAGGAACTCGATTCAAAGTCACTTCGAAAACGATTAGCGTGAAAGATTCAACCATCAAATTTCATCTGAGGGCGTATTGATATGAAGAAATTATTTGTAGTCTTATCGTTCCTTGCGTCGCTGAATGCGTTCGCGATTAACTTCGATGCGATACCCACGAGGAGTAATGGAGATAGAATTCTTGCAAACTGGTTCAATGATATCGTGGCTGCCGGGCTTTCATTAGAAAATATAGTCGGACAAGGATTTATTTGTGAACAGAAGTTTGTCACGACAAACAACCAGAGCTCTGCCGCAAGCATTACAGGCGGTGGTGTTGGAGGATGTTCTACAACTGCACTGTTACTTGACAGTACAAAATACACCTCAGCCGTAGTGCCGATGGAAATTAGAATTCACACGAGCACGACCGACACTATTTCGTCAGGCTTGATCAAACTGTTTTACCGAACAACAGGTTCTACTTGGGAGGTCCTCGATGAACTGGGGGGGGATTTAACAGGAGTGACTCTTTCGATCACTGCTGGAGGCCAAGTTCAATATACTTCGACAAACGTGGGTGGGACTGGATACGCTGGTTCGATCAAATATAAAGTGATTTCGTTCGCACTGTAAGGGGGAGTTATGAAAAAGACGTTAGGAATTTTTGTTTCATTTTTGCTCGCAGCGGGAACTTCGTATGCGACAAGCCAATCCAGATTTCAGCAAGGTGTTGTTGTTAACGGTCAAATCTCAGTAGGTGCGACGCCAACTCCCGCTGCCAGTGCCGCAGCCCTAGATATTCAGACCACGACAAAGGGTTTTGCCGGACCTAGAATGACATCCGCGCAGAGAACAGCCATTGCCAGTCCATTTGCCGGATTGCAAGTGTACAATACTGACACAAACAAAATCGAAGTTTATAACGGTAGCGCGTGGGCAACTGTCGGATCGTCAGGTGGAGCAAAAAATTACATCACCTATCCAGATTTCGAGGTCAATGCCACGACCGGATGGAGCTTAGGTCACGTCGCTGTTGCGCCAACGCCTAATCCTTTGCCAACAGGCGTTCCGACTTTCGGTAGCGGAGCGAGTGGAAACCTTTCAATTGCTGCTGTAGGTTCCAATCAACTTGCGGGTAGTTATTCACTGTCCTATGCAAGCAGTACAGCGACAACCGTCGGAGACACTCTCTGCACCCAGGCGTACACGATTGACAAAGAAGATCAGGCGAAGGTCCTCGCGTTCAAGTACTACTACAGCGCGTTCTCTAACCCTGCGAATGATAACTGGTCTGGAACTGGTGCGAACTCATTTGGAAACGCGATTTACGATGTCACGAATTCAGCGTGGATCATCCCTTCTGGGGTATGGAATATTGTGCAGAGTAGCGGCACAGGGATTTCGCAAGGAACGTTTCAAACTCCGTCGAACATGACTTCGTTTCGTTTTTGCATGTTCAATGGAAACGCGTCCAGTGGAGCAACTACTCTTTACCTAGATGATTTTTACGTTGGACCTCAGTCGTTAGCATTCGGTCCTGCTATGACTGACTGGGTTGCTTATACTCCGACATATAGTGCCGGGTTTGGAACTGTAGCAACGTCCCATATGTATTCACGCAGAGTCGGGGATTCATTAGAAATAATGGGGAATTTTACCGCAGGGACAGTTGCGGCTTCTGCGGCAACAATGACGATTGGCTATAACGGTGTAAATGCAAACGTAACTTTTGATGGAACCAAGGGAAATACCTCAAGCCTAGCCGGATCTGCAAATAATGCAGGGACAGCAAGCGCAACGACATTTAAATGGGATATCTTATCCCCTTCTGCGAGTGGGGGAACAGCACTGCAATTTGCCGTACAGACTAGCACTGCATCTGGTTCAACCCCTGCGACTGGATCAGCGTTAGAAGGTAACGCGAATATAATGTTTGTATATGCAGTTATTCCTATAACTGGCTGGTCCTCCAATACTCAAATGTCAGCAGATACTGATACTCGATCCGTAGCTGCAAGTTACACGAATGCTTCAGGCACTCCCACTATAGGGACCTCTGATACACAGTTGACATTCGATACGAAGGTTGACGATAGCCACTCTGCATTTAGTTCGAATACATTTACTGTCCCTGTTAGCGGAAGGTATAAGATTCACTTGCAGGCATTTTATAACGTGACCGCATTTACCGCTAACACTCAACTCATAACCACGATTTATAGAAACGGTAGTGGCGTCTCAGCAGCTAGAACGCCATTTATAACCGCAAGTGGTCAGTTTGTAACCGGGTTTGTTTCTTATGAAAATAATTTCAATGCTGGTGACACAATTGCGTTTTACTCATCCAAGAGTGGCACAGGAATCACTGCAAATCAGCATAATGATACTACTTATAACCGAGTTATAATTGACAGAATTTCTGGTCCAGCCGTTGTCGCTGCGAGTGAATCCGTAAATGCCACTTATACGTTTGTCGGAGCAACTGGTATTCCGAATAACAGCACAACGGCAATATCGAATACCTATGCGACCTACACGAAAGTAAAAGACACTCATAACGCTTTTAGCGCAGGAGTTTATACATTTCCTGTCAGTGGATCTTATTTAGCTTGTGGTTCTATTGCTATCTCAACAGCATGGACCGCTGGAAATGCTCTGTACTTGTATGCTGTAACCGCTGGTTCTAGCGTGCAAGGATTTCGATTGGGAAATAACTACATTCCGTCTACTAGTACGCAAATACTTCCGACAAACCCAGGTTGTTTTTTGTATAAGGTTGTTGCAGGAGACACATTAACGATCAATGCATTTCAGAATTCAGGCGGAGCTGTCGCACTCACGAGTGACGGGACATTCAACTCCTTCAGTATCACAAGAGTGGGGAACTAAAAATTGTTGGAAATTAAATGTTGTGCGTTTTTTCGATGGCCTTAAGGAGTACATGATGGAGATAATTTCAGACTTTCAGCCGTATTTGGACTCAAATGGTCTGTACAGTTGTCAGCCGTCAAATGGAGTAGGTGGTAGCGATAACGGTCCAATGTTTAGCTCCGAAGTTGCGCTGATCATGTTTTTTAATGGTGTTGATCGTGAGTTTTTAGCCGAGTGCCTCAAGGTTAGACTTCTGCCTTGTATTCGTAGCGAATTGAGAAGAACACCAGATCCGAATGATCAAAGACACGATGAGATTGACGACTACTCCGGTGTCTACGCTGCCATCTCTGTTCTGAAGATTAATCTAAAAGTGCCAATGGGTTGGCGGGCGTACAGATTCTTTCACCTGATATTTCTGAAAGCCTGTGCTGAGGATAAATATAAGGAGTGGAAATTTTGGTGGTGGCCGCTTATGCTTTATACTTGCGGTGCTATTTGGGTAGGTGGACGAGCGATGCATATGGACGATACGACCAACGCCCGATTATGTTGGTTGCTAATCCAGGGGACAATGAATCACTCTATCCTTTGTCGTCAGATGGGCAAATGGTGGATCGGCAAACTTCACGAGATAGCGCCTAATGGTATGCGAGATGTAGCTGCAATTTATTATAAGCCGCGAGGATTGGACGCTAATCCATATTCGAAATGGTGGAGGGATGAAATATGAGAAACAAAATAGAAGTGTTCATTGGTCTGTTAATTGTTATTTGCATGAGTGCCTTTACAGCATGTTCCCATGCTCCCAAACTTATGAAAAACTGTTCAACGGTAGGCAAGCTTGAATCTGGAGACGCGTTGTCAGAGTGCTCGGATCTGTAGTCCTTGAGCGCCGATTCGAAATTGTCCTACTTGTTTGATCAATGGCAGCACTAGTGGTTCTCCTTCTAGTGCTGCTTTTTTTAGGGGATTTGTAATGACGTTCCTTGTACTCGTTAAGGTTGCCGCGTGGATTTGCTATATGGGCTTGGAGTACTGGTTCGGCAAGACAAAGGTGACAGAAGCAAATTCGTTACTTGAGTTTTTAATGCTTGCAATCCAGCGACTTTCTTCTATTCTAAAATCTAAATAGAAACAATTTTTTAAAGGGGAGACGGGAATATGGCACCAAACGCAGGGTTGAGACCAGTGGTGAATTTTGTTTTTGATTCAGTAAAATTGGGCGAGGATGCAATCCAGAAGAAGGGTGATCTGACAGTGATCACTCCTGATTTTATCAAGGTTGCAGGCGACTTGCCCGCTCTTGTTCAGAACTTATCTCAGATATTACCCGACCTTCAGGCGCTCGTTCACGAAGAGAATGAGGTTGACCTGGTTGCTGCGGTAATGGAGAAATTCCCGAACGTTGTCAGTAACGAACACGCAATTAAAATTGCTTCGGCAGCACTGGATTTGGCCGGAACTTGCGCTGTTAAGACTAAAGTGCTGATCGACGCCATCAACGCATCATGAGTATCGTATCAATTTTAGAGGGATTGCTGGGACTTGCGAAGGCCGCTCCAGATATTGTGGACGCGGCCAAGTCCGTTACGTCGTGGATGAAAGACGTAAGTGGAAACGATCCCGAGAAATTTATCAAAGAATCGGCACAGGTGATTAAAGGCTTGTTCGGTTCCAAAACCCTGGAAGAAAGATATGAAGCTGCAAAGGGTATTGCAAATATTGTTCACAACATTCCTAGTTCTAAGTAGTGGATGTGCCCATCCAGGTCCGCAGGTGACCGTTGGCATTTCTGATCCAGAACGAGGCGGAATGGATTGTTACGACGAGAAAACAGCTAAGAAGTTTTTCGAGCAATACATAGACACTGACAAGTGGGTTTGCATGCCTCCGACAGACGCCCAAGAGGTATTCAATTTCTGTAGCGATGCCATCAGTCGTTGCAAAGAAAAGAAATAAATTTGGAAACAAAATGATCATAGAAGCAGTAATAATTTGTAAGGACTACTCGGACTTTTTAGAGCACACCTTGTCTGATAACCTTCAGCACCTCGATCGTGTTGTGGTTGTCACTCATCCAGACGACAAGGCCACACACGCGCTCTGTAACCACTATGGCGTAGACTATGTTGAGACGAAAATATTCCACGACGATGGAGACAAGTTCAACAAAGGCCGAGCGATCAACCTTGGCCTGTCACATCTTAGACACGTTGATTGGTTACTTCATATCGACGCTGATATTCTTTTGCCTCATCGGTTTCGAGAGATGTTAGCGATGGCGAAGCTCGATAAAACCCATCTTTACGGTGCGGACCGAATGAATGCGGTGTCCTATGATCACTGGATGTTGAACAAGGCTAAAACCGTTCCTCAATATAAGCATCGATACCTGGTGACGCCTCAATCTGAATTCCCACTCGGGTCTAGGCTTCTACATAGAGAGTATGGGTATTGCCCGATCGGTTATTTCCAACTGTGGCACTCTTCGATGAATCGAAAGTATCCAGTGATTAACGGCAGTGCCGAGCATGGAGATGTATTATTTGCTGTCCAATGGCCGAGAGAAAAGCGAACCCTATTGCCTGAGTTCTTTGTTTACCATCTCGAAAGTGAATCATCTCAGATGGGCGCGAATTGGAATGGTCGAAAAACACGTCCATTCAAACCGTACAGGCCATGCAAGAGGTGATGCGATGGATAACTTGATCAAGTACGCATGGGAACTTTTAGCGAGAACTCACCGTTATCAATTTGGCGGTACGAACCCGATCATAGGTTTTGATTGTTCTGGGTTTGTCCAAGAGCTATTATTAGCATGTGGGGAAATCTCGTTCGGAACTCCTAAGCAGTCAGCGCAAATGCTTTACAACCGTTTTGAATCTGAAGGAAACCGTTCCTATGGGGCAGGTGCTCTTGCTTTCTATGGAACCAACGCTAGTAAAATTGATCATGTCGGATTTTGCTTGGACACTTATTCGATGCTCGAAGCCGGAGGTGGAACCGCATCAACTGTATCGGACGCAGACGCGATTGCCCACAACGCCTTTGTGAAGATGAGACCGATCAAATATCGTAAAGATTTTCTGTGTGTGATCAAGCCTAAGTACGTTGGCATCGGGATGATGAACCCATGAATTGGTCAAATCGTAAAAGAGAATTGATGTATAAAGCCTACGGTGGAAACCCGAGGGCAAATCTGATCCTTCAGTTCTTAGATCACCATGTGAGATGCGAGGACATCCTGGAGTGGCTTGTAAAAAACAATATTGTAGGCACTGAGCTGGTCACGTACCATAAGCATGAGTGTCACGGCAGTCACCTGTTGATGTTCGAGACTATCGTTTCAAAAATAGACAAGAAGGAACGTACACCTACCCTTTTAGGGAGAGATTGGATTGTATGAAAATACTTCTGGCTGAGGATAATGAACCGAATCGAATCGTTTTGAATGCTATGTTGATGTCGATCAATAAGGAAAATAAGGTGACCGTTGTCGGTAGTGGAATGGGTGCGCTAGAGGAATTTGATAAAAACACGTTTGATCTCATTTTGCTTGATTGTGAACTCGAAGATATTGACGGTTACGATGTCACTCTAAGGATACGAACCCTAGAGAAAGAAAAGGGTTTGAATCATACCCCTATCATTGCTGTCACGGCCTATGTTTTCATGAAAGATCTGAACCGATGTTTACAATCCGGCATGGATGGATATTTGTCGAAGCCAGTCAGTATGGCTGATTTTAAAGCCCTGCTCTTCCGATGGCAGAAGAAGTTAATTTAAAAACTTCACCTGAAGATCAGTTCGAATTCCTGCGAGAGCTTTCTCGACCTCTTTAAACTTAACCATAGTCACGACGTGCTCTTGCTTGAGCTCGAAATATTTCGTTTGCCAGTCGTCGATAACTAGATTCATGTGATCAAGTTTTATATTCAGTGTCCCGATCATCTCACGAGCAATCTGAAGTTCTTCTCTGAGTTGCTGTCGAATCAGCTGAGAATCTTTCATCTCTGCATCTGATTCTTTCAAGGCGAGTTCGCGCATGAGTTTCTTGTGAGAAAGCACCGCAGTAATAAGAGTGGCTAAGGCCGTGATAACTCCTGCAATGCCAAACCAGAAGCTTGCGTCCATTTACATAAGGTTATATTTAAATGTCGAAGGAATCTAATTTATTTCGTGCAGCAAGTAAATCGTAGCAAACGAATGCGATTGCATCGTGATGAAGTGCTTGTGCAATGAATTTATTTTGGTCTGGTGAGACTATTCCACCAGGTCTCTTTACTTCGATAAATAAAGGTCTCTTGCACCATATGCCTATGATGTCGGGTACTCCATTGAGTGAGTAATTTGAACGTTTCCGAAAACATTTTCTCCGAGGATCGTAAACAGCACCATTGTACTGTGACCAGGCAAAGCCTTTTCGTGGGAACATCCTTATATAGTCAATAATTGCGTTCTTGATTGCATTCTCGTAGGCCTTATCCACACCCATACTCACCCCCCAGAACGAGAAAAATAGCATAAACTAAATAGATTTAAACATTAAAAAAACCTTAAAAATCATATACTTTAACTATATAAAAATAATCCTTTACATCTTTAACACGCTGCGTTAGTCTCTAGGTATAAGCATCAAGAACATCATAAAAAACCTAAAACAAGCCCAGGAGGCTTTATGACGATGCAAGAAAAGAAAGAAATGAAGAAGGAAATCGCAACTCAGGTAGCAAAAGAAGTTAAGAAGGAACTCAAGACTTCAATCCCCTCTCCGATCGGTCCAACCAAAACCGTTTGGATCTCAAGCCGGAAACGAGGCGTTTGCCCTCTCATCGTGCCAGTCAACTACGTCACGAACTTTCACCGATGCGAGTATGCAACCGAAACACTAGCGCGAGAAGCATGGGATCGACGCCTTGCTAAAGCAAAGAGCAAGATCGCTGAATCACGCGCAGGATAGTAAGACAATTAAATATCAGGGGAGCGGACTGAACCACGCTCTTAAACGCTCTCGCAATCCAGTGTGGAAAAGGAGACGCCCTGTTTTTTTTGGAGGTCCATTATGAAACTCGTTAAAGGTAAATACGACGGTATTCAGTACACCATGAGCATTACTGCACACAAAAACGGAGACGATCCATATTCGTACTCAGTAGAAGTTACCATAGCAGGTCAGACTATCAGTATTGCTCACGGCCTAAATGTGTACGAGGCAAAGCAACTCATTAGAAATACGAAGTTAGTTAAGAGGCGAGTATGAAAACTCTACTCATCCTATTTGCCCTTGCGCTGACAAGCTGTGGGATCGCTAAGGCCTCCGGTGCCCGCGCAACCACCATTCCATCCGATCAACCGGGGTACACCTGTTTCATCATAAGGGACGATTCAGGCCAGCCGTTGGCGGTAATTGCGTCAAAAATTAGGCCAAACTTTAAGTGGAGAACTGGGTGCCGTGGAGTACCAGTTCTCCATTTACATTGCCTGTTCCCTGAGACCAAAAATCTGCCGACCCCTTACCTATTACCCCGCTCGGTGAAAGCGATCCTCAGCCCTGCTAGGCGCTCTCAACTAACCCACTTTAAAAATAGGTCGTAAAATAACCCTTGCCATACCTGACTACTTCTGTCAGGATTTAGGTATAAGCACCTCATGATCCCTCAAAAAACGAAAAGAGGAACTTATGAAAACCAGAGATAATGAAATTAAAAAGATTGAAAAGCAAATTGCGAAAATCCTCGCTAAAGCTGAGCGCGATTGTATCAAGTACGACGACTGCGGACCGATGGATACCGCTTCAGAAGAAGTCGAAGAACTTGAAGAACAGATCAAAACTCTCAAGAGTGCAAGAAAGTAGTCACAATGAAAACCAGAAATGAAGAAATGATTTACTTCTATTCAACCGCTCTCCTGCACATCTTAGAACATGAAATAACAAACGAAGATGGGCCAATCGAAATTGTTCTCTATGCATTCGCAAGCCGCATTGAACCAGGGCAAGAAGCAAATAAAGAATTTGAAGAAGCTGAAAAATGTTTCGATAGATTAGACACCCACTCAGCAGTGATTCTACTCAAGAGATACATCTTTGCTCAGCTTCAGAAGGCGGGATGGGAATAAGCCTTTCCTAACTCACACATCTCACCCATAATTTGAAGTGGAGCTATAGCTTAACGGTAAAGCGGAACTCAACCTTGCTAGTTGATTCAGATCTGGTTCAATTCCGGTAGCTCCACCTCACCCATCCATTTACCCCTATACTCACCTATCAACCACTCATTCAAAATCGATTCTCGGGCATCCTCAGGTCTCTCAAAACGTCAAAAAACCCAACCTTTACAACCACTTTACATCTCATTCCAGAACAAATAACTTGCAAAAATAGAAACTCTGTGGAACGGTAAACCACTAAATAAACCCTAAATAAGAAAGGAAAATTCGTGAATACGAAACGTCGTCACAAGCTATTGACTAAAGAACTTGAAGAACGTTTTAAATGTTTGGGTCGCCAGAAAGGAGATGATCCGATCATAGTTGCTAAATACTTTCATCCGATGAGTAACTGGACGTGGTATGCCAGCGAATTCCATCCAAAGGACAAGACATTTTTTGGATGTGTACATGGTTTTGAAAAGGAGTGGGGATATTTCTCACTTGAAGAACTTGAAGAGACCGAGGTGAATGGGTTGCCGATGGAGCGTGACCTATGGTGGATACAGAAACCTTATTCGTTAGTGAGAGGGAAAACGCAATGAAAACGTTCATTGTATCACGATGTTTTTCAGTAAGGCAGGAATGGATTGTCGATGCTGAATCAGCCGAGGAAGCAAAGAGTTTTCTCGATGATGTTGAGTACTGTGATCCAAGAGAAGGAAATTCTATATGGATGGGACCGTCGAATAAGTTCAATGATCCGAAAGAATTATCTGATTTTGCACAAGAACTTACGGAGTAAAAAAAAGTGACAACAGTCTTATTTCCAATTAAAATACTTAAATCAGAATACCTGTATCATCGAAAGGAGTACGACGGTTTGTGCAGATTCTGTGGTAGTTGGAGTTTCGGAGGTGCTGAACCAGATGCCGAACATTACTACTGTCACGAGTGTGAGAACCGTGGTGTGACTGGAGCTGAGAATGCACTTCTGATGGGACTAATTGAAATCAAGTAGTTCCAACTAATATGCAAGAAGAGAAGAAGAATGAGCATCATGATTTATACGAGTTACTACGGAAACCTGAAGAACTTGCCACTCGAAAAGTGTTTGGCAATTTCGCAAGGAGTTCCCTCATTTTACGAAGGAGCAAAGGATGTTCGCCTTGCTCCGCCTTGGCACATGGTACGAAACGCCAAGGACTATGAACCAGAGGAATGGAGAAACATTTACTTTCAGCAGCTTGATAGGTTTGATCCTGAAGAGATTGCGATGATCGTAAATGAGAAGATATTGCTCTGTTGGGAAAAGCCTGGAGACAGATGTCACCGCCATTATGTAATTGACTGGTTGCGCTTTAAAGGCATCTCTGTTACATCGATGGAATGGGGTAACGATCAAGAATCGTTTCTCTAGGTAATGTTGCCTTGTAGTTTAATGCTTAGAACGCTCACTTCAGTGTGAGAGATTCCTGGTAAAAATCCAAGACAGGGCAGCCAAAAAAATGTTACGTTTAGCGTAAATGAAAAAATCCGAATCTGTGTTTATTGGTGCCTCAAGATCCACACAGAAAAAACTGTACGTCTCACTTCTTAAAGAAATCCGAGAAAAATACCCAAAAATCCATATCCCTTGCGTCGGCACCTTTGCCCTTGTTGACGTCGCTCTAGAGGCCGGTTACAAGCCAGGAGACATCTTTACTTCTGACATAAGCCTGATGAGTTCCTTGCTCGGTGCCTTGATTCAAAATCAGAACGTAGACGAGATCGGTTTCCGACTGACCTATGATTGGCAGAAGGAATACGACCAGTATAAGACACAGTTTGAGAAGGTGGCGTTCCTGATCTGGCTGATGCGGGGATTGGACATCAACCATGATCTGTTCTATGAGGCGCTCGTTTACGAGTATCTCACGAAGAGCAAAGAAGAGATCATCGCAGACATAGTGAAGCAATTGAAAATCAAGGTGGAGAAGTACAGAGGCATTCACTATTCGATCAAGGACCTGAGAGTGTGTATCGCCAGCGACAGCCCTGGCACAGTAACCGTAGTCCACCCGCCAGCGAAGGGTAAGAGTTCAGACATGGGCGAGATTATTTTCGAGAGCAATTACGAATCATACAACTCAGCGAAAGAGTTTAGCGATGGGTTTACCGCGACAGAATTCAAGGACAAAGAACTATGGATCTGGTCGTGTGACAGAAGGCCGGCCATCTCTGCAAAGAATATCATTTTTGCCGAAGAGACAGGTAAAAGCAAGTTTGAGTATTACTGCGTTACTGATCCCCGACTATTTGAAAAGCACCCACTCGCCTACAAGATTCAGTATAAGTCGAGAAAAGACGTCAAGAGTTTAGGTATCGAGATTTTGCCAAAGAGCTATGAAATCACGCAGGACACGAAAATCACCGTTTCGATGATTCGAGCGGAGAACGCTCTGTATTACCGCGATCTCTGGGCGCACAAGATGGGGACGACCAAGGCAGAGATCTATTACCTCTTTATGCTGGATGGGATGGCTTTTGGTGTCACGGGGATATTTTTGTCAGACGTACTGCGATTGAAGTCCACGGACATCATTCAGGTGTTTGGATTTGATCAGCCTCTGGACAAGCACCCGAATGTTCACAAATTATTCATGATGCTACTAACCTGTTACGACTTTAAGCGTCTCGTTGAAAAGCGAGTGAAGATCAACAGGATTTACGACATCAAAGGAATCAAAACAACTGGACTGACAAAATACAGAAAACTCAAATCGAACACTGGACTGCTGACGATTGAGAATCGAGAAAAGTTACCAAATGGTATGTACAAGCTTTTGTACAGGACAAACTTTTACAGAAGATCATTTAAGGAAACGCTGGACCTGTGGCTAAAAGAGTTCAATGTCCAGGACTTGAGAAAAAACCAGGACGATGAAGAAGGGGAAGACGAAGATGCATGAGAACTCGACCAACGCTGAAAAAGTTTACGACATGGAGAATGGGTTGTCACTCTGGAAAGTGCATCTTGACGTGCTCCGAGAGCAAGACGTCAATGCCAGGGTAATGTCCGATACGAAGTTCACGTCTCTCGTGAACAACATTAAGAACGACAAACGCCTAGAGAGTTTACCTCTGTGTACCTGGGAGACGAATAAATCTGGCAATCGCCAGCTCGGAATTATTTCTGGGCATCACAGAACTCGGGCGGCACGAGCTGCGAGTGTGATGATCATTTTCGTTCTGGTTTTTGAATCAACACTTGATTCGAATTCCGTGAAAGCAAAACAGTTAGCTCACAACGCGATTAACGGAACCGATGATTCAGCGAAGTTGAAAGAGATTTACGACAGCATTGACGACATCCGGTCGAAGATTGAATCCGCCATAACGCAGGATGAACTGAACTACAGTGTCGGGCAAGTTAAGACTGAAGACCTTTCTATTTCGATGGATTTTGAAATGTTGAATATCTGTTTCTTTCCGAATCAAAAAGCCGAGTTCGAGACGGTGCTTGACCTGATGGACAAAGACCAGACAGGTGACAACGTTCTAGTTTCGGAGCTCGCGGCATTCGATAAGTTCAAGAAAGCCGCTAAGAAGGTATCGAAATCCGAGAACATCCGAAATATTTCAGCGATCTTGTACCGGATGATTAAGATTGTTCGCGCTCATTATGAAGCCATTGAAAAGGCACAGAAGGAATCGGCACAGAATGTGAATGCAGTGAGTTGATTGTATTTTAACCTGTTCATTCGAAAGGATTATAAAATGGCTAAAACTACTCGCTCACGTCTGAATCTGAAACAAGTCTCAAGCGGTGTTGTTCCGAAAGTTCACTCTCTATTCGGCGAAAGACTACCGGGACTAGGAATGGGAAACACCGATATTTTATCTCAGTGCATTGATCAGTTTTTTGAACTCGTGACCGTGAGATATCCGACGGTGACGAATCTGAATGAAATTCCTGAGAAAGATCTGAACGACATCGCCACTTATGTGATCGGACTGGCGCAGATTTTTTATATGAACTGGACGCAATTTAGTTCTTATGAGGTCGGTAGAAAACTTAAACGCGCTTAGTTTGTGTGGGCGGGATTGAAATACATCCTGCCTCTTTCTCTTTATTTTCTGATCCCACCGTGGTACACTTCAACCCGACACTAGCGACGTCACATCAAAAATCAGAAACCCCTTTTGCACAAGGAATGGCCCAAGACTTAGCGAATTCTGTCGCTAGTGTTTGTTAAGTCTGGGCTGCCTTGTTCAGTTGGAGCTTTAATGCAAGAAGATACACCTCTCGTTGTTGGAGAGAAATTCACGCCAAACTGGAATCTTTCGATCACGTCAGATCAGTATCACGGCGATAAATCAGCCGTGAGTTCGACCGGATTGAGAAAGATTCTGAAGTCACCTTATTCATTCTATTCCCACCATTTTTTAGATCAGAAAGAAGAAGATGTTCCCGCGTTCAAGCTGGGCACCGCGTTTCACATGGCGATACTTGAACCGACTGAGTTCGCCAAGAAGTTTATCCTGGTGCCGAAATTTTCAGGTACCGGATCAGTCGCTGCAAAGAAGGAGTTCATGGATGCCCATCCTGGTTCTCTGTTTTTGACTGAAACTGAATTTCGAGATCTGAGCGGCATGATTGAATCTGTTTCACAGCATCGTGTCGCAAGCAGAATCTTGAAACATGGTACGCCCGAGGTTTCTGGATTTTATAGAGATCCAGGTACAGGAATTCTCTGCAAAATCCGTCCTGATTTATTTGATAGCAAGTCGATGACTTTCTTGGATGTGAAAACAACCACCGACTGTAGTATGGATGCGTTCTCCAGAAAGATCTGGGATTTACGATATGATTTTCAAATGTCAATGTACTGCGCTGGTATCGCTGCGATCGACGGAAAGAAAGTAGATAACTGTTTGTTTCTCGCAGTCGAGAAGAAACCCCCATACGATGTTGCTCTTTATATTGCTGACGAAGATCTGTTACAGCGAGGCGAAATAGACTATTATATAGCACTAGAAAGACTGAAAACGTCTCTGTCAACGCGCTCCTGGGGAAGATATCAACAGGGTGTGAAACCGATTGGCCTACCACCGTGGGCGTTAAATAAAGGGGTGAATCATGAGTAACGAAAATAATAATCCAGTTGAAGTTGTCCGCAGAGAATTTGCATCGATGTTACCGAGGTTCAAGGCATCGCTCCCACCGCATATTGCGCCCGAGAAATTCCTGTCCGTAATGATGACTTGCATTGAAAGCAATTCAGCACTTCTGACCGCAAACCGTTCGTCTCTCTTTAGTGCTGCAAAGAAATGTGCGGGTGACGGACTTCTACCTGATAGCCGTGAAGCTGCGATTTTAATTTACAAGAGCAAGACAGGTCCCATCGCTCAGTACCAGCCGATGATCGGAGGCATCTATAAGAAAATTAGAAACTCCGGTCAAATCGCCAGCATTGATTCTGAGATCGTGTGCAAGAACGATAAGTTCAGGATGTGGACCGATCGCACAGGGAAACAGATTGAGCACGAACCGGAATGTTTTGGTGAGCGTGGTGAACCGATTGGAGCGTTTGCAATCGCGATCACGAAAGAGGGCGTCTCGTACATTGAAGTGATGAGCAAGTCTCAGATCATGTCAGTCAAGAACGTCTCTAAGTCGAAAGATAGTGGGCCGTGGTCTGGGCCGTTCGAAAGTGAGATGTGGCGCAAGACTGTTGTGAAACGACTAGCGAAACGTTTGCCTCTCTCGACTGACGTTCTTGAATTCCTCAAGCGTGACGATGAAGAGAACTATCAGTTCGAAAAGCCGAAGGCACCGTCACAAACGAAGGCGGAGGAGTTGACCGTGAAGCTCGAAGCTTATGAAGAAGCTGAGGTGATGCCTCAGCACGAGGATTTCGATGATAGGATTGAAGGGGTTCCTGCGATTCATGATCCGAAGATAGTCAAGTAATTGCTTGGTTGGGCCTGGCGAAATACCAGGCCCTTTCAAGGCAGCAGAGGAATGTTATTCTTATGGTAGATAAACCCACAGAAATAGCAAGAGGAGAAAATTCACGGCATAAAGCGAGGTGCCGTAGGGGTCACTTGTTTACCGAACTGAATACCTATGTTGACAAACGAGGTTGCCAGCACTGCAAGAGATGTAAAAACATCCGAGAAAAATCCCGACCATGACTTTCTTCGAAGCCGTTGAATCAATTGAGAAGATCGTTTTAAAATTGAACGTCAAATACAAGGACGGCACACCCATACCGTCGGTTGTCGTGATGGGAATTGTCGGTAGATATCAGTCAACGCGATTTGATTTCGTTACTGATTCTCTTGAAAACGGAACGATGTCTGCTGATGATTACTACCTGGAATGGATGAAAATGATTCACGAATTTAGAACGAGACCGCGAGAGTTAGAGTAAATTAAACTTGTAATAATTTGCAAATTATACTGCAAAAACAGCATCAACATTATATATTCCCAATTTTCAAAACCAATTAAAAAAAGTCCATGGAACTGGGCCGTAGAAATAAAAGGGAGTAGCCCAGCGATGGGAGTTTATAAAGAGGAATTCCCTTCGGGGATCGCCTCTTTTTTTTTAGAAAGGAATGCAAAATGTCTGAGGTGTTAGTTGAGCTGTCAATAAAATGTCGTTCGAAAATTGAGATCTCTGAAAAGCCGATCGAAATTAGTTACGATGAAAAGGGTAAGTTCATCACAACGAAAGTAGTTTATTACCACGCGAAAGAAGAAGGAGATAACGACATGAAAGATACTGAATAGGTATTGGGTGACTTGAAAAATAGAGTAAAAGCGATTAAAACTGTTTAGCCCTTAAAAGGGGAAAGCCCCCGGCAGTAGATATACCGGAGGCTTTGTGACTTGATTACGTTGAAAATCTTATAGCGCATCACGCTTATCACATCAACGTAAAAATGTAGTAGAATCAGAATTTATCTTAGTAAATTCTAGCAACTAGAACGGTTAAGGGGATCATGGGGATGGTTGACTTTTACGCTATAGCAGAACGTGCACAGCAAAATGCTTGCACCGAAAAAAAATGTGATGAACAAGTTGCCGTTGATAATAAAAAGAAAGTTAAGCCAAAGGAGGATTTAAGCAAGGTGGGATTTGTAGCAAAACCCTTAGTACTATGTTCGATACCGAACACTAAGCCAACAGTAAGCCGATACTTCAGAAATAACGGTACGGGTTGCTTAGAGTTAAGAGCGACAGCGCCAGAAGAATACGGTTTACCGTATGGCAGAGATCGCAAGTTGTTATTTTGGATAAAGAAGCAGGTGACGCTGCTAAAGAGCGATACGATCTATTTCAGAGATGGTTCTCAAATTTTGAGAGATATTGGATACGATCCGAACAGCGGTGACAATATCGAATGGCTGAAGCAAGCCCTGTTAAGATGTCACAATACGCTGATCTATTTCGTGCATGGCGATCCGATGAAGGGTGGCGGCACGATGGGTGAACTCATTATCAGTAAGATCAACGGATTTGTGAATGATCGCTCGGATGCAAATGGGCGTTCATTCATTCGCGTCAGCCAGCATTTTT